AAGAATATCCAGAGCATTCAAGGATATTAGTTTATCTTTTGAACCACATCCTGTGACAAAGGATCTTCCTGTCTTGGTCAATGAACGAGCAATTGCAAGATCTGTTCGCAACCTGGTTGAAACAATTCCTACTGAAAGATTTTTTAACTCTCTTCTCGGATCTGATGTTCGTAGAAGTCTTTTTGAATTTGTCGATTATGGAACTGCTTCTGTCATTGAAGATCAGATTAAGACAACCATTCGTAACTTTGAACCAAGAGTGAATAATGTTCGAATTGAAGTCGAACCAAGACCAGATGATAATAATTTTGAGGTAACTATTATTTTTGATATTATTGGGCAAGATTTTCCAACACAACAATTTACATTCTTATTAGAGGCAACAAGATAAAATGCCTTTTACACAATTTACGAATCTAGATTACGATCAGATAAAAGAACAGATCAAATCATATTTACGTGCAAATTCAAACTTCACGGACTTTGATTTTGAGGGATCCAACTTTTCAGTTCTGATTGATACTCTTGCGTATAACACTTATATTACGGCATTTAACTCAAATATGGTAGTAAATGAATCCTTTTTGGATTCTGCCACATTAAGAGAAAATGTTGTATCTCTTGCTCGTAATATTGGGTATGTACCACGCTCTGTAACCGCTTCTAAGGCGTCAATAACCTTCGACATACCAACTACCACAACTAGTCCTTATGTGACCTTAAAGGCGGGCCTGGTGTGCTTAGGAACGACAAATAATAGTTCTTATCGCTTTTCAATCTCTGAAGATATCACCACAACGGTTTCTGGTGGTGTTGCCAGATTTGGATCGTCAGTATCACCTGTTTATGTGTATCAAGGAACTTTACTCACAAAACAGTGGACAGTCGATAAGTCTCAAGATCAGAGATTTATTCTCGAAAATGAAAATATTGATACAAAAACAATTGTTGTTTATGTTAAAGGCACTGCAGATAGTGGTTTAGGTAGAGAGTATTTCAAAGTTGATAATATTTTAAAACTTAACAAAAATTCTGAGATTTATCTTGTTCAAGAAGTTCAAGATGAACATTATGAACTTCTCTTCGGAGATGGATATTTTGGAAAAGAACTCGAAAATGGTGCAGTTATCACCGCCAAATATATTGTAACCGATGGTGAAAATGGGAACGGACCATCTGCTTTCGATTTCCAAGGAAACCTCACAGATGCCTCAGATGTAAGAGTAATCCCATCTGGTTCAGTTACAATTAATACAATTCAAAAGGCATCAAATGGTGGAAATATTGAGCCGATTGCATCAATAAAATATTTTGCCCCTAGACTTTATTCCGCTCAGTACAGAGCAGTTACGGCAAGAGACTATGAGGCAATCATTCAGCAGATTTATCCAGAGACTGAATCTGTTGCCGTTGTCGGTGGTGAAGAGTTAAATCCACCACAATTTGGAAGAGTTCAAATTAGCATTAAACCTAAAAATGGAACTTTTGTCAGTGATTTTGATAAGCAAAATATTTTGAATAAACTTAAGGGTTATTCAATCGCCGGCATTACTCAGGATATAATTGATCTTAAAGTTCTCTATGTTGAGATAGACTCATATGTTTATTATAATACATCTCAAGTTTCTAGCATTGATAACTTAAGAACTTCAATTATTTCTTCATTAACAGAATACTCTAAGAATGTTGACATTAATAAATTTGGCGGAAGATTTAAGTATAGCAAAATAGTTCAATTGATTGACCGAGTTGATAATGCTATTACATCCAATATAACAAAAGTTATAATTCGTAGAGATTTAAAAGTAATAAGAAATGCATTTGTTCAATATGAACTATGTTTTGGTAATCGTTTTCATATTAATTTTGAAGGGTATAATATTAAGAGTACAGGATTTAAAGTTTCTGGATCTGATGATATTGTATATTTGACGGATGTCCCCAACAAAACAAAAGATGGCAAACAATTAGATGGTAGTGGAAAAGGAGTTCTAAGTATTTTTAAACAAAATGAAAAGGGAGTTAATCAGGTTGTTTTGAAATCGGTAGGAACAGTAGATTACACTAACGGAGAGTTGATTCTTTCTACATTGAATGTAACCTCAACCGTTGTGGATAATGATATTATTGAAATTCAGGCATTCCCAGATTCAAATGACATTGTGGGGCTAAAGGATTTGTATTTGAGTTTTAGCGTTCCCAAGAGTCAGATAAATATGCGTAAGGATGTTATTGCTTCTGGGGAGGACATCTCCGGAGTTACTTTTACCAGAGACTACTATACTTCAAGTTATTCTAACGGACAACTACAGAGGAAATAAAATATGTCGGATTTTGAGAAGAGAGTGCAAGTTAATAAGATTATTGAGAGTCAACTTCCAGAATTTATAGTCTCAGATTTTCCAAAAGCAACTGAGTTTTTCAAACAATATTATATTTCTCAAGAGTTTCAAGGTGGAAACGCGGATATTGCAGAAAATTTAGATCAATATTTAAAGCTTGACAACTTAGTTCCAGAAGTCATCACTGGATCTACATATCTTACTAATAATATTGACTCTTCAGTTAGTGTTATAACTGTCACATCAACTAAGGGATTTCCATCTGAATATGGATTACTGAAAATTGATGATGAAATCATTACTTACACCGGTATTACAACAAACACATTTACTGGTTGTGTACGTGGATTTAGTGGAATAACTGGATATAATGTAGGTATTTCAAGTTTTGTTGATACTATCAATAAGCAAACTTTAGTTTTTTCGGAAACTGTAGCAGCAACTCATATTCAAGGATCAAAGGTTACAAATCTGAGTGTTCTTTTCCTACAGGAGTTTTATAAAAAGTTAAAGTATACTTTTACTCCTGGGTTTGAAGATGTTGATTTTGTCGCGGATCTCGATGTAGGAAACTTTATAAAGAATGCAAGGGGATTTTATCAATCCAAAGGTGTTGAAGAATCTGTAAAAGTTCTATTTAAAGTTTTATATGGTGAAGACGCTCTTGTTTTAGATCTAGAGAAATATCTGATCAAACCATCATCTGCCAAGTTCAACAGAAAAAAAGTCGTTGTATCTGAACTCATTTCTGGAAAGGATCCATCTAATCTGGTAGGACAAACTATATTTAAATCAACGGATTTATTTACTAACGCACCAGTTTCTGAGGTTGAAATATTTACAAGAAATTCCAAAACTTATTATAAATTATCCTTATTTGTTGGATATGATGACAGGGATTTGGTACAAGGAACTTTTACTATTCCAGGAAAAACAAAAGTTCTTGAAACAGTTTCTATTGGTTCTTCTATTATTTCTGTAGATTCAACAATTGGATTTGGTCAAACTGGAACTCTAATTTCTGGATCTAACACAATAAATTATACTTCAAAATCAATCAATCAATTTTTTGGTTGCTCTGGTGTAAATAGTCAAATTACTTTAGCAGATGATATAAGATCTGATGAAGTTGTTTTTGGATATGAAAATGGAGATTTGAGTAAAAAAGTTGAATTAAGAATAACTGGAGTTCTTTCAGAATTTATAAATCAAAGTGATGTTGCACTTTCTGAAGAAGGTGAATTTATAACGGTTAAAAATGTTGGGGAATCAATAAACAATCCTCAAGAAAATGCATCATATAAAGAAATATTTGCAAATTCTTGGATCTATAATACTAGTTCTAGATATCAGATTTCTTCTATTTCTGGATCGACCTTTTCATTTTTAGATACAATTGATAAGTCTAGTCTAAGAGTTGGTGATACGGTTGATATTTTATTGAGAGATACAAACACAGTAGTCTTATCAAATGCAGTTGTTGCTACTGTAAACAGCGCACAAAATCAAGTTAACTTAAATAATCTATCAACATTTGCTCCAAATCCAACACTTGAATATGATCTAAGAAGAAAATTAAAAAAATCTACAAGTCTTGGTGTTAATTTATTAGAAGGAAATGGTAGTTATATATCGGATGTTTTAAATGTATATGTTGATGGCGATGAATATGGATATGTTGCTTCAAATTCCTTACCAAGTTACACAATAACAAGCAATATTATTGAGCATAGTATTCCAAATGGACTAGCACCAAACATAACTGGATATAACACAACAACAAACTTATATTCGATTATTTCTTTTTCTGATACTATTTCTTTTATAGATGGTGATTTTGTCGTATATACTGCGTCAAATAAAAATAAACCTTTACCTGGATTAATATCTGGAGAGACATATTTTATTAGACTAATTAGTTCAAATCAAATATCACTTTATTCATCAAAGTCATCTCTTTTAGGATCTAATCCAGTTGAATTTGATCGACAAACTGATTCGGGAACTCATACATTCACATTAAAAAAACACGCAAGTCGTCTTCTGAGTCCAAATAAAATTCTTAGAAAATTTCCACTATCTCAAAACATTTTTACCAAAAAAATAAAAGCAAGAGAATCTGGACCTATTGGCATCATGGTAAATGGTGTTCAAATATTAAGTCCAGAATCGGATGATAGAATTTACTATGGTCCACTGGAATCTTTTGAGGTTTTAAATGGTGGAAAAGACTATGATATTATAAACCCACCAAAAATACAGATATCCACCGGTGCTGGAATAACTGCTTTAGTTGATCCAATTATCACAGGATCAGTGAAACGAGTATTTGTAGATCCTCAAGATTTTGATGTTGATAATATCGTATCAGTTTCATTAATCGGTGGTAATGGAACTGGGTGTGTATTAGAACCAGTTATTGGAGAAAGGTTTAGAGAATTAGAGTTTGATACTAGAGACATATTTTTTGGTGGCGGATTAGATATTACTGAGGAGACAATAACCTTTAATAGTCCACACAATTTGCGTGATGGAGAAACCATAATTTATAATCAAAATGGTAATACACCTCTAGGTATAGGTACATTTAAAGACTCTTCTAACAGTTTAGTATCATCTTTAGTCAGTGGAGGTTCATATGTATCAAAATTTATCAATACAAGCACGGTAAGACTGTTTAATAATTACTCAGATTACCTGGCAGGAATTAATACTATTGGTTTTTCTACAAGTGGCAACACTGGAGGTATTCATAAATTTAGAACACTATCTAAAAAAAATCTCAGAGATATAACAGTTATTAACGGTGGAAGTGGATATTCGTATAGAAAATTAACAGTAAAACCATCGGGAATATCTACGCATTTTGATACTATCAATTTTATTAATCATGGATTTGAAGATGGTGAAATTGTAGGATATTCTACAACTGGAACTGCAATATCTGGATTATCAACATCTAATCAATATTATATTCTGAAAGTTGATAATAATACATTTAGATTGGCAAATGCTGGAATAGGTGGGACTTCACAAACAAACTATATTAAGAGAAAATATGAAAGTTTGCAGACAACAGGAACTGGATATCATATATTTAAGTATCCAGATATTCAAGTTAATATAAATGTTTCATATGGATCGACTTTTACTGGCAATTTCATTTTAACTCCAGTTGTAACTGGTGAAATGGTTGGGGGATACTTATATGAAAGCGGAACTGGATATGGATCTAATGTCTTAAATTTACAGAAAAAACCCACTGTAACAGTAAAAAATGGTAAAGAAGCACAACTAAATCCAATTGTAGTTGGCGGCAAAATAGTACAAGTACAAATTTTAAACTCTGGATATGATTATTATTCTTCACCAACTCTAGAGGTTGAGGGAGATGGTAGTGGTGCGATTATACGCCCTATTATTGAGAATAATAAAATTACGGGTACAATAGTTATTAATCCTGGTATAGGTTATACGAACACTAATACAAATGTTAGAGTAAGACCAAGCGGATCTGGTGCTATTTTTAATGCCAGAGTCAGATCATTGACACTAAATGATGTAAGTCGATTTAACGAAAGTTTATTGCTTGATAAAAATAATACACTCTCATATGGAATTTTAGGATATAATGAAGATATAAGCAACAGCATTTATTCAAATGACCGTGTTGGACATTCGGCAATAGTTGGATGGGCATATGATGGAAATCCAATCTATGGTCCTTATGGATATGAAAATCCAAGTGATAACCAGTCAAGAGTTAAATTACTCACACCAGGTTACTCACTGAAACCAAGTTTAGTTGTTGATAGACCAACTGCGTTTTCTTCTGGATTTTTTATTGAAGATTATCAATATGATGCCTCTGGAGATTTAGACATAAACAATGGCAGATTTTGTAAAACTCCAGAATTTCCTAATGGCGTTTATGCATATTTTGTTGGTGTTACCACTTCTTCAATAACAGGTAGATTAGAACCAAAGTATCCATATTTTATTGGTGATTATTACAGATCAGAATTTATTGACGATAATTTAAAATTAGATCATTCATTTGATTTTAATAATTCAAATCTATCAAGAAATACATTACCATATAAATCTGGCGATTCTTATGGTGGAAATGATTTTATTATCGAATCCAATGAAATTATTAATCAAAGAACAATTATTGAATCTATTTCAAAAGGTTCGATATCATCTATTAACATTTTAGATGGTGGTAGTGGATATAAAGTTGGAGACTCTGTGGTATTTGATAATACTGATACTAATGGAACTGGATTAAAAGCAGAAGTTAGTGAGTTAAAAGGAAAAGATATTTCAAAAATTGAAACATTTTTACAGAGATATGATAATGTTGTCTTTACTTGGAATAGTAATGAAAGTGTATCTGGTCATATTGGAACGTTCTTTAATTTCAACGACCAAGATAGTGTCTTAATATCTGGACTAAGTACAAACATTGCAGGATTGACAGGTTCTTTCAAGGTTGGTATTTCAACAGGATCAATAGGACTTGCTAAATCTATAACTCAAAATTTAGTTTCAACTGGTAGAATTGAAGACATTTATGTATCTAGAATACCCAATTCAGTCTCAGTTGGTAGTTCTTTACTCATTAACAATGAATATCTTAGAGTATTAAATATTTTTCCTTTAGGGTCCATTCTGAGAGTTAAAAGATTTGGGGTTGGAGCAGCACATAGTTTTGGCAGCACAATTAATATAATGAGTAATACAATCGATGTTCCCCTTAAAACACCTATATTTGATTCACAAAAAAATGAGAAAATCTACTTTAATGGGCATCAATCAGTTGGAGTTGGTACAACAACTGGTGCAGGAATAAGTACAACTTATGTTATTGGTGAAACAAGTAAAGCAATTACAATTCCAACAAGAAGCATATATCTTCCAAATCATTCATTTAAAACTGGACAACAAGTAACTGTATCTAGGTCTTCAATCGCTGGAGTTGATGCATTCATCGTTGGAAACGATAATACTGGAAGTGGAACTTTTTATGTTCCAGATCTACTAACAAATACCTCCACTGCTTATATTATTAATAAATCGAAGGATTATATTGGATTAACAACTCAAGTTGGATTGACAACAAATAGTGAAGGATTATATTTTTATAGTAATGGATCAAACAACTCAGAATATTTAATTGAAAGTAATTTCAATCAAGTAACTGGAAAAGTTGATCGAATAGTTTCGGTGATAACAACTGATGAGAGGCATAGTCTTCAAAATAATGATAGTATAAAATTGACAGTAAAGCCAAATGTTGTCGTTGGATTTGGAACCACATCTCCATTAACACTAACATTTAATGAAACTGACCAAAAAATATTAGTTAATCCTGTAGGATTTTCTTCTGCAGGAATTAATACTGCGACCAATACAATAACAATAAATTCTCATGGATACGAAAATGGAAATAAAGTTTATTATTCTAGTAGTGAAATAGCTTCTGGACTATCAACTGGACCATACTTTATAGTAAAAATAGATTCAAACTCATTTAAATTTGCAGAAACATATTATGATACGCAACTTTCTTCACCTAATGAAGTAAACATTATTGGTGTAGGTGGTAGTCAGCATAGTATTTCTCTTATTAATCCACAGATAAATGTTACCAAAAATAGCAAATTAACATTTAATCTTTCTAGTTCTTCTTTATCTGGATATAATCTAAAAATATTTTATGATAAAGAGTTTAAAAATGAGTTCAATAGCACATCAGATGTTAGTAACTTTAATGTTACTGGAGTTGGAACTGTTGGATTAGGAACTTTAGGAAGTTCTTCATTATCAATTAATTACTCAGACTCACTTCCACCAAAACTTTTCTATACTTTAGAAAAATCTGGATATATCAGTACCGCAGATACTGATGTGGTAAATTATTCCGAAATCAATTTTATTGATAGTGGATATAATGGTTCTCATAATGTTTTTGGCATTAGCACTACAACATTTAGAATTTCTCCAACTTATGTGCCAGAAGTTCTTGTATATACTAAAAATCAGTGTGAAACTCTAGAGTATTCAACAAGTTCGCCAGCAATAACTGGAGAAATTAATAAAGTTAGAATTCTTTCTAAGGGTTTAAATTATAAAAAAAATCCCAAATTTGTAAATGTAATTAGCACCGATGGTTTAAATGCAAACCTAGTAGCTATTTCTACATCAGTTGGTAGAATAAAAGATGTAAGAATTATTGATATGGGATATGAGTATTCCTCGGATAAAACTCTAAGACCGGAAGCCTTTGTTCCACCAGTTGTTAAAATTGATGATTGTGATACTATTGAGTATGTTGGTATAATCAGTGGAGGAAAAAATTATATAACAGCACCAAACTTGATTTTGTATAATCCCGTTTCAAAACAAGTTGTTGATGATTCATCTTTTGTTGCTGAAGTACCAGTTTCTACAATATCTAAAGTTAACATCCTTGGACCAACTTATGGATTAAAATCTGTAGAACATAGATTAGTTTCGGTCAATAATTCCAATGGTGTTGGGATTAGATCCGCATTTGGTAGTTCATCTGGAGTGGTGACTTGCATATTATCAACTCCACCTCTTGTTGGATTTCCAACTGATCTATTCCAAGTTGGAGATAGTATTTTTGTAGAAGGTATTGAATTGTCAGACCTCTCTAGTGGATCTGGTTATAATTCATCAGATTATGAATATAGATTTTTCCCAGTTACTTTGTGGGAAAACACCAATCCAGCAAAACTAGAATTTTCTTTAGTTAATAGTGAAGGTGTTGGATTAACCACTAATCCTGGGATCGCAAAAACCTTCCAATCAGGGTATGCATCAATTATTAATAGTAAAAACTATCCTTTCTTTGAAATAATACAAAAGAGACCTCTATTTAAGTTAGGTGAGCAACTATATGTTTATGACGGAACAAGTTATATTGAAGAGGACTTGTACGTATCTAAATCAAGAGAAGATTACATAAAAATTGTTGGTAAGTATGAACTTACAGCAAATCAAAAAATTAGAGGAAAAACAAGCGGAATTATAGCAACAGTAACGAATGTTTTAAGCAACAAATCCAAATTTAAAGTTGATTATTCAACTGATCAACAAACAGGTTGGATTGACGATACGGGAAAACTTAGTGAAGATTATCAAGTAATCCAAGATAATGATTATTATCAAAACTTATCTTATTCTATCAAGAGTTCGATAACATATGATGAATTTGTAAGTCCTGTTAATAGCACTCTCCACCCATCCGGTCTTAAAAACTTTGCAGATGTTGGAATAACTTCATCTGCAGATAGTTCTGTTTCTTATGGTGCAACCACAAGTGAAGTGGTTGTCCTAGATTTAGTTGAGGATAAAAGAGTTGATGCTATTAATAACTTTGATTTAGTTTTGGATTATGATACAAGACAAAATAAATCAAAATATCTAAAATTAAAAAATAGAAAACTAACAGATTATTTAAAATGTTTGACTAATAGAGTTCTTATTCATGATGATGTAAGTGATCGTTTCTCAAATAAAGGTCAGCAAGATACCTATACTGAAATTGAAGAGATAACAGATAATTATTCAAAGTATTTAATTCAAGTCATAGATCCTGATAGTTCTAACAGTGAGTTGTCGGAATTAGTAGTTCTATCAACCACTTCTGATACTTTAACACTCGATAAAAATAATATTTACTCAAATGTTAAATTGGGTGATTTTAGTGCCGATATTGATGGATTTGGACGAAAAACTTTACTATTTAATCCAGTAGAAAAATATGATAGAGATCATGACATTAAAGTACTAAAGAATATTTTTAATACAGACCTCGTAGGAGTGGGAACAGTAACTTTTGGATCTGTAAAATTATCCTCGTCAAACATTGGCGTCTCTAGTATTGGCAGTGTTTCCATTGGTAGTAGCATTGGAACTATTATTTCTTACAATAGTTCGGATTTTAATTCTCTAGTTGCCAACATACAAATACAAAATACAATAACCAAAAAATTAAATTATGCCGATGTAGTTGTAGATTTTGATGGAAATAATGCTTATTATGCAGAATCTTACTTTGATGGAACTGCATCAGCATTTAGTGCAGAAAAAATAGGAATTATTACTGCCGAATATGATAATGTAACTGGCAGAATTAGTTTAAAAATTCAAAATGATGAGGATGATTCAATCCTAGTTCGATCTAATATTATTGGACTTGCAAACACGTCATCGGGTATCGGGACTTATAGATTTGCTGTTCCTGGACAACCACCTGGTGCGGAAAGAAGTGCTAGATTGCAATCTAATTTTACGGTAGGTGTAAGCACGCTCACAGCATTTTCTATTAGTTTAGATAATGATACTTCTGTAAAATCAATTGTAAGAGTTTCTTACGGACAAACTTCTGCTTTACATGAAGTATTCCTAACACAAAATAAACAAAATATCTTTATCAATCAAGGTGCATATATTTCAGTTGGTAGTACAAGTGGAATAGGTACTTTTGGTGGAGAAACCAATGGATCAACAATTGATGTAAAATTCTATCCAGATTCTGGAATATCAACTTCCGTAAAACTTCAGTCTTATAGTGAAATTTTATATACATTCAGTGACTTTGATAATAGTCCTCCAGATTTAGACTATGGAACAACTACTCAATCAGTTTTCTTATCTGCATATGATGGAATAAATGGAAACCGAGCAAACAAAGTTGATTTTGATCTGAAGCATATTGGGACGCCAATTTATGTGAAGACATTCAATCCATCTGATTCAACTCAACTTAACCCATCAACTGGATTATTCACAATTCCAAATCACTTCTTCAATACTGCAGAAGAGTTAATTTATACACCAACTTCGACGTTTGTGGGTGTCGGAGAAACTAGTGTCGGCATAGGGTCAACTGCAAACTATTTGGGTGTGGTGACAGACAAACTTCCAGGTATAGTTTATCCAATTGTTATTAATCAAGATCAGTTTAGATTATCGACTCGTCAAGAATATGCTAACGCCGGAATTTATGTAACATTTACAGATTATGGATTAGGGAACGCCCATAAACTCGAAATGACTAAAAAACTTGAAAAGACCGTCATTTCTTTAGATGGTATCGTTCAACAACCAATTACATACACTCCAATAACTCATACCTTAAGTTTTAATGGTGGACAAATATCTGCAGGAATTCAAACTTTCTCACTTAGTGGTATTTCTACAATACTCACAAGAGATGTTCTGAAAATTGACAATGAATATATGAGTGTTGTCGCTGTTGGTTTTGGATCAACTCCTACGGGACCTATCACGGGAATTGGAACATACAATATTGTCAGTGTTAAGAGGGGATCCGTAGGATCTATATCAACAACCCACTTAGATGGATCTACTGCAAGAGTTTATAGAGGATCTTTCAATATTGTTAATAGTAAAGTCTATTTTAGTGAACCACCAAGAGGTAATACTCGTCAGAGGAGAAATGAAACCAATCTTCCATATGTAAGATCAACATTTGGTGGTAGAACTTTCTTACGTAAGAATTATTCTACAAATATGCTTTTTGATGATATTTCAGATCAATTTACTGGAATTGGTAAAACTTATACCTTAACTGTTCAAGGTGCAAATACGACAGGTCTAACTGTAGGGAATGGTATTTTGTTTATTAATGGAGTATTTCAAACACCATCTACATTGAATAATTCTGGAAATAATTACGAATTAGTGTCTTCTGCAGGTATTTCAAGTGTTGTGTTTACTGGAATTACATCTGTCGATGGATCTTATGTGAAATCAGACTTTGATATTAATCAAAATCAATTGCCGAGAGGTGGCATAATTGTTTCTCTTGGATCAACTCCTGGATTGGGATATGCACCTCTTATTGGTGCAAAGGTAAAAGCAAATGTAAATGGAATAGGATCTATAACAAGTATTACTGGTATTTCGTATACAGGAGCCGCTCAAGCCATAACCACAGCTTCTTACAATAATACAACAGGAATTATTGAAATCACCACTACTTCAAATCATAATTTTGTTGGCGGTGACAGAATAAAATTAGTTGGATTAGCATTTACCTGCCCATCTGGTTCTGGAATAGTATCTTATTTCCCATCAAGAGGACTAGATTTCTCATACGATATTACTGGTATTTTATCGTCTAGGTCCTTTACAGCAAATGTTGGTACAAGCACCCTGCCACATACATATATTGGTCTGGGCACGGTATTCCCTTGGTATGATTTAAACTATGGATCTGGATACAGAGGTCCTGTTTCTATTGCAGTCACTGATCCTCAACACGTGGGGAGTGGAGCAACTATTTCTGCCGTTGTTGGAGCAGGTGGTACATTAAGTTTTGTTGTTAGTTATGGTGGAACTGGATACGTAGATCCATATATTCAAATTCCAGATCCAGTTTACGAAAATCTTCCTATAACTGGAGTTTCTAGACTAGGAATAGGGGAAACAACAGAAAGTGGAAGAAATCTTCTACTTAATATCAATGTCAGTGCTTCTAGTACAACTGGAATAGGATCTACATATTTCCAAGTTTCATCATTCAAAGTTTCTAGACCTGGATATGCCTTTAGAATAGGAGACAAATTTAAACCAGTTGGGTTAGTTACCGCTGCAGGATTAGCAGCACCACTTGCGGAATTTGAACTTGAAGTTCTTGATATTTTTAATGATTACTTCTCTGCCTGGCAGTTTGGTGAACTAGATTACATTGATAGTATTAGTCTTTTACAAAATGGTAGCAGAATAAGATTCCCATTATATTACAATGGAGAACTTTTAAGTTTTGAAATTGATTCCTCTGATGCACTTTCTTCTTCAGTTGATTTAAATGCAGTATTGGTCATTTTCGTAAATGGAGTATTACAGATTCCAGGATATGCTTATAATTTTGAAGGAGGAACTTCCTTCGAGTTTACGGAAGCACCATCATCTACAGATAAGGTTGATATTTTCTTCTATAGAGGAACAAATGGTGTAGATGTTTTACAGGTTGAAGTGGATGAAACTATTAAAAAGGGTGACGAAGTTTATGTTACTAAGAATCCTAATTTTGTACAGACATTGGATCAAGAAAGATCGAGAACAGTTTTCGAGATAGTAGAATCTGATATTCTAGAGACTGACTTATATAGTGGTTTAGGAATAACTGAAACTACTTATAAACCAATAGAATGGACAAAACAAAAAGTTGATAAAGTTATCAAAGGAGATCCAACATATAAGGTAAGAGATAGTATTGAAACTCTTGTTTTCCCATCCGCAAAAATCATTGGAGATATTACATCATCGAGCACTCAAATATTTGTTGACGATGCTCAGTTCTTTAATCATGAGGAAAACAAATATGCAGTTACCATATCTAATTTTGATGGATTGATTGTTTCTGGAACAGACCCTGTTTCTGCTGCGTTTACTGCTACTGTTTCGGCTGCTGGAACAGTTTCGTCCATTACAATAACAAATGCAGGTCTTGGGTATTCTGGAAATATCCCCGTTAAAATTTCAAGACCCAAGACAATTGGTGTTGGAGTTGGAACAACGGCAACCGCACTTGCAATTATTTCCTCTGGAATTGTTTCTTCTGTTCAGATAACTGATGGTGGATTTGGATATGAGCAAACTAATCCACCCCAAGTAATTGTTGAAATTCCTCAACCAGAAACAGAACTAATTACCAACATTACTAATGTTCAAGGATTCAGTGGAATAATTACAGGAATTACCACTTCTGCTGGAACTGGGGGACACCCATTAGCACTGAAAATATTCTTTGCTGCAACTAAATCAAATGGGATAACACTTGAACCAGATGCTAATGATTTACAAGTTGGATATCCCATAGCAGTATTTGATACAAAAGTTGGTAATGGTGTAACTTCGGTCAATAGTGGAGATACATCAATAGTTGGTATTGGGACTACATTTTTAGACAATGTTTACATTGTACACAGTAAGTCTAATGTGGGACCAAATGCGGAGATTTTATGCAATATTAATAGCAATACCACAACAGTTATTGGTATAAACACAAGTGGTTCTTTATTAAATCCACTTGGAAGAATATCTTGGGGAAGATTGTACAATTTACAGAGATCAACAACTCCAATTTCTATTGGAGTTACTGGATTAACAGTCAATTCTGGATTATCATCTTTCCCATCTATACAAAGAAGAGGATTTGGTTTTAGAGACAATGGATCTATTAGGGATAAATCTCTAACCAATACTGTTACTTAATTATACCTCTCATATTCGAATATAAATATAGAAAAAACATTTAAAAATGTCTGCAATTGTCACTGATCAATTTAGGATTTTAAATGCTAGTAATTTTATAGACTCTGTAGAATCTAGTTCAAATTCCTACTACATTTTTTTAGGTTTGCCTAATCCATCGTTTATTGGATTTGGTAGAACTGATACTTGGAACACATCCCCACCAGCACCAACAGACAATTTTGCTTATAACAAGCATACTGGTGATACAATGATGTTTGGTCAAAAAATAAGTCCTGCTAATATCAGAAGAATTATAAGAAGAATAGATTGGGTTTCTGGAACTAGATATGAAATGTATAGAGATGATTATAGCATCTCAAATCCAAGTCCATTGACAAACGCATCAAGATTATATGATGCAAACTATTATGTAATGAATTCTGATTACAGAGTTTATATCTGTATAGATAATGGATCTACAGGCAACAGTCCAAGAGGAAATGTTTCTCAAGATGAACCAACATTCACAGATTTGGAACCATCGAGAGCTGGAGAAAGTGGTGATGGATACTTATGGAAATATTTGTTTACCATTTCTCCAAGTGATATTGTAAAATTTGATTCTACAGAGTACATAACTGTTCCAAATAATTGGACAACTTCATCTAACGATCAAATAAGAACGATTAGAGAAAATGCCGACTCTTCAGTTAATGAAAATCAAATAAAAAAAGTTTATATTTCGAAAGGTGGATCTGGATACGCAAATGGACTAGGACAACAAGTTAATATTATAGGTGACGGTTCTGGTGCAAAAGTTAGAGTTGATGTTGTTGGTGGCACTATAACTGATACAACCGTTACATCTGGTGGAAAGGGATATAGTTATGCTCTTGTTGACTTAGGCACTCTAAATTCGGGTACGACAGGGACAAGTGCAAAATTAGTTCCAATTATACCCCCTTCACTTGGACATGGATATGATGTTTATACTGAGTTAGGAACTGATAGAGTTCTAGTTTATGCTAGATTTGATGATTCAACAAAAGATTTTCCTATTGATACAAAATTTGCTCAGGTTGGCATTGTTAAGAACCCAACTTCTATTGGATCAACTCAAGTATATACTGACCCCACATTTTCTTCCCTGAATGCAATAAAGTTTTCATCAATTAGTGGAACTCCACAAGTTGGTGAAAAAATTACACAATCAGTAACTGGTGGAAGAGCAACGGGATATGTTGCAGCGTATGATAATGAAACTAAAGTTTTAAAATATTTTAGAGACAGATCTTTACATTACAATCAAACAACACTAGATCAAACTGATTATATCGGAATATCAACCACCGGTAAAGTTTTTCAGTTTGAATCATCGGCAAATCTAGTTGTGGGATCAACTTCTGGATTTTCAGCATCAGTTGATAGTGGATTTACTGGAATTACAACAAATCCTACAGGATCCAAACTTATAAATCTGGGAGTTAGTTTTACCAATGGACTGGCAAATTCTGAAATAAATAAAGGATCCGGGCAAATAGTTTATCTTGATAATAGATCAATTATTAATAGAAACTCCCGTCAAAAAGAAGACATTAAAATCATTCTGGAATTTTAAAAATGCCACAAAAGACTAATTTAAATATCAGTCCTTACTATGACGATTTTGATAAGGCAAAGAATTTTTATAAGGTTCTTTTTAAACCTGGATATCCTGTCCAAGCAAGAGAACTGACGAATCTTCAGTCAATATTACAAAATCAGTTAGAGTCTTTTGGAAGTCATATTTTTAAAGAAGGATCAATGGTAATTCCTGGTGGAGTTACTGTTGATGACCGTTTTTATTCAGTTAAAGTAAATCCAACACACTTAGGCATTGATATTACAGTATATTTGGATGCATTAGTTAATAATAAAGTTAGAATTAAAGGTCAGAATTCTCAAATAGTCGCATCAATTAAAAAATATATTTTACCACCAGAAGAAGAAGTTGAAGATATTACAATCTTTGTAAAATACTTAGAGTCTGGAACAGATCTACAAAGTAATCCATTTCCAGACGGAGAAATTCTTCTCTTAGAGGAAAATGTAACTTATGGAAATACAACATTAACTTCTGGGAGTTCTATTTTAACTTTAAAGTCAAGTGATGCGACAGCAGTAGGATCTGCAGTTGGAATATCACAGGGTGTTTATTTTATCAGAGGAACTTTTGTAGATGTTCCAACCACTCAGATTGTTTTAGATCCTTATAATAATAAACCATCTTACAGGGTTGGTTTAACAATATCTGAAGAGATTATAACATCCAATGATGACAAAACTCTAAATGATAACGCAAAAGGATTTACAAACTATGCAGCACCTGGTGCTGATAGATTTAAAATTAGTGTAGATTTATCCAAAAAATCCTTAACAGATAATGAAGATACAAATTTTGTAGAATTAGTTAAAATAAATCAGGGAGAAATTAAAAAGTTACAAAACACATCAGTATATTCAGAAATTAAAAAATATTTTGCCAAGAGAACTTATGAGGAATCAGGTGATTATGCAGTAACTCCATTTACAGTTAATGTTCTAAATTCACTGAATGATGAAATTTCTTCTGCTGGTGTCTATAAAGAAGGAGAAAAAACGGAGCAAGGAAATACTCCTTCCGAAGATAAAATGTGCGTTAAGGTGTCTCCTGGTAAGGCATATGTACGAGGATTTGATATTGATTTAAATGGATCTACAGTTTTAGATGTAGATAAACCTAGAGACACAAAAACAATAGATAGTGCTCTAATTTCTTTCAATATGGGAAGTTTGTTGAAAGTTAACAATGTTTATGGTGTTCCTTATATTAATGTAGGAAACTCAGTTGGTGGAGGTTCAAACATTATTGAACTTTATAATAGAAGAAGAAATACATCAACAACTAACGCAGGAACTGGATATAAAATTGGAGAGGCTAGAATATATTGGTATGGGGTTTCTGATGCTCCTTATTCTGGAGCAACAACTGAGTGGGATTTATATCTGTTTGACATACAAACTTATACTTCATTAACTCTTTCAAGAAATATTGGAAATGTTGCAACTTCTTTCATAAGAGGTTTGAGTAGTGGTGCAACTGGATACTTAGCAAATAAACCAAGTAGCACAGTATTTAATTTAACACAAACCTCTGGTTCATTCATCCAGGGTGAACAAGTCATTATTAATGAAGATACATCTTCTTCCGCTGCTATTGTATCTTTAGTGGAATATGGGACTGAGGACATTAAGTCGGTATATCAAGATTCAAATACTTTAAATAGTGCTCTATTATCAGATTTTATAGCTGATGCTGTATTATATGAAAAACCACTTGTAAATTTTTCAACCCTTGATACTCTCACAATAAACACATCAGGTATAGCAACTTGCCCTGGTAGATTTTTTAGTGGATCTACGGGTATTAAAACAGACTCTATCATCAAGTACACAAAAGCTGGTGCAACTCTACCAACTTTTAATAGAGTAGATTCAATTTCTACAAATGGATCTATTATTACACTATCTGCACTAGACACCACTGCAGCGATTACAGGTATTGCAGAGGGTTCTTTACCAGCGGGCATTACAACATCAACATTTTCTGTTGTTGCACCAAGAGTTACTAAATTATCGGATTCATCATTGTTCTCTGTGCTACCTAAGAAAAATATTGCTTCGGTAAATCTTTCATCCTCAAACCTAGTAATTACTAAGCAAATAACAGGAAAAACTACTAGTGCTACTGGAACCTTAACAATAGCGAGTTCAGATCTTTTAGATGTTAGTTTGGGCGTTACAACAGCATTTTATGAACCTTTTGATGCTGAAAAGTATTCTATTCACTACAGTAATGGCACAACAGAATCTCTTACGTCAGATCAATTTTCTCTGGCGTCTGGGGGGACTTCGGTAACTTTTACTGGATTAACACCATCTTCGAATGTAACTGTAGTAGCAACTGCAAGAAAGTTAAATATAACGAGTAAACCAAAAGAATACGTAAGAAGTAAAAAACTTGTAGTTTCAAGCACAAGTGGTATAACAACATCTACTAGTGGACTAACAACTAGTTTATACTATGGAATGAGGATTGAAGATAGAGAAATATCATTAAATGTTCCAGATGTTTCAAAAGTTATTGCAATCTATGAATCTACAAATTCATCTGCTCCAGTTTTAGACAAATTAACTTTTGTTTCTGGTCTTTCTCTCAACACTAATACAATTTTAGGTGAGAAAGTTGTTGGAGAAAAAAGTAGAGCAATTGGACAATTAGTTACCAGGAGTTCTTCAACTGAAGTTGAAATTGTATATTTGAATCAAAACAGATTTGAGGTTGGAGAAACGGTAACTTTCAAAGAATCTAATATAGTTTCAAATCTACAAGCATTGACAAAAGGTAGTTATATAAACAGAACAAATAATTACACTCTAGATAAGGGACATAAAATTCAATATTCCGATTACTCCAGAATAGTAAGAAGAGAAGGCGGTCCAATACCAGCAAAACAATTAATGGTTATTTTTGATCATTATCGTGTATCTGTTGGAAGCACAACTGGTGATGTCTTTAGTGTCAACTCATACACACAAGATAGATATACAAACGATATTCCAACTGTTGGTAATAACATAAGAACAACTGATATCATTGATTTCCGTCCAAGAGTTTCCGAATTTACTTCGACCACTTCATCACCATTTGCATTTAGTTCAAGAACTTTTGAATCCAGATATCCATATGTAATTACACCTGATGAAAGTTCTTTAGTTGGGTATAGTTATTATTTACCGAGAGTTGACAAAGTAACTCTTAATAGATTAGGACAAGTAAGTGTTATTAAAGGTGTATCTTCGGACAATCCAAAACCACCTGTTGATGTAGATGATTCCATGGAGATTGCACAAATCTCCTTACCTGCATATCTATACGATCCTATCAATGAACCACAGATAAAGTTATTTGATAATAGAAGATTTACAATGCGCGACATTGCAAATCTTGAGAATAGGATTAAAAATTTAGAACAAACCACAACATTAACTGCTTTAGAATTAGATACTAAATCTTTACAAATAACTGATGCTCAGGGATTGAATAGATTTAAGAGTGGTTTTGTTGTAGATAATTTCCAAAATAGAGACTTTATAGATTTAAAAAATAAAGATACAAAATGTGACGTTGATACAATAAACAAAGAATTGATCACTGCGGTTGATTTCTGGTCAATGTCTGCAGAATTAGCATTAGATCCTGGAATTGACCCAGCAACAGCAGATTTAACTTCTAATTTAAAACTTTTAGATCCTAATATTCAAAAAACTGGCGATCTATTAACACTTAAATATACGCCAGTAGGTTGGATAGAACAACCACATGCGACTCAAGTAGAGAATGTCAATCCATTTAATGTCATTGTATTCGTTGGGGGTGTTGTATTAGATCCAGCATCGGATAACTGGGTAAGAACCATATACATTGACAAAGGAAGGACTGAATCGACAGGCGCAGCCTGGGCAGAAAAATCAAATACAACCATAGATGTAGAATCTAGAGAAGATAGAACTGCGAAAAAATTATATACAACTGAAGTTAAAAGAACCACATTTTCAAATGAATTAGAAGGACCCTCAAGAGAATTTGATTATGTTGAAAGTGTAAAAATTTCTGGAGATGTTGATCCTTACATGAGATCCAGAAATGTATACTTTGCCGCAAATGGATTAAAACCATTTACTACACATTATCATTACTTAGATGCTCAACAACCAGACATATGTCCAAAACTAGTTGAAATTGAAATGATCTCGGGTACTTTTAAAGTATTTGAAAATGTTCAGGTTTACTATGATTCTAGACCTATTGCATTTATAAAGCTACACGGTGCAAATGTGAAATTTGGAGATACTACTAGACCAGACATTGGAGCTGGACTTGGTAGCCCATCTGTTCTTGTTGAAACATATACTGTTGATCCATACGATAGAACTAGAACACCTCCAGGCGAGTATTACTCGGCAACATCAAAACTACTTAATTTTGATGTCAGAAGACTTGCTGGAGAATCGGACAAATATTATGGATATGTAATACCTGGAGCAATAGTTGTCGGTGAAACGACTGGAGCTGTTGCAAGAGTTACGAGATCAGAACTAATATCAGATAACTGGGGTGACATTATTGGTAGCTTCTTCTTCAGAGAACCAACTGATTTACCAACACCAACTGTTTTAGTAAGATCTGGAACGAAGACTTTTAAAGTAACTGCAACTCCACCAGGTGTTACACCACTTCCAGGTAGCACATCTTTTGCAAGTCAGGCTCAAGGAACTTATAGTGGATCTGGAACTATTTTAACGCAAAATACAACTACGGTTTCTGTTAGAAATCCACCCAGACCCGCAACAAAAGCAACAGAAATAGATGTAAAAACTGTCGCAACTCACAGAGATCCTCTTGCACAATCGTTCACTGTCGATGGCACCGGTGCATTCCTAACTTCTTTTGATGTTTACTTTGCTCAAAAAGATCCATCAGCAAAGATATTTATAGAGTTGAGAACAGTTGAACTTGGAACACCAACAAACTTCTTAGTTCAAGATTACACACAAGTAGCACTTAATCCATCAGACATTTTTGTTTCCAATGATGCAAGTGCCCCAACAAACATTAAATTCCCATCCCCAGTTTATCTCGAAGCAGATAAAGAATATGCTTTAGTATTCTTATCACCAGCATCCGACCTTTATGAAATGTGGGTTGCCACAATGGGACAAAAAACTGTTAGAACAAAATCTCTACCAGATGTTGAAAACGTGATTGTTTCGAAGCAATATATTGGTGGAAGTTTGTTCAAATCACAAAACGGAACTATTTGGACAGCAAGTCAATATCAAGATTTAACATTTAAACTTTATAAAGCAGAATTTGTATCAAATGGAAAACTAACATTTTACAATAGTTCTATTGAACCTGGCAATATTAATGCCGGTAAACTACCATCAAACCCAATCAAAACTTTACCAAGAAAACTTAAAGTTGCAATTACAGGATCCGCTGGAGTTGTAGCAGGACTTGGAGCATCTTTAGTTCCAGGAAGACAAGTTGGCGAAGGATCTGCTACTGGAACTAGTATCACTGGTATTATTGAAAAAGTTGGTGGACCTATCTCAGGAACAGCATCTGCTGGTATTACAACGGTTGGTGTTGGAACTGGGTATCCAGATGGAACTTATACAAATGTTCCACTATATTCAATTAGTGGAAGTGGTGCAGATGCAACAGCAACTGTAATAATTTCTGGTGGAACAGTAAGTAATGTAAATATTACCGCATTGGGAACTGGATATGTAATTGGAGAAACTTTGGGAATTACTACAAGTTCTCTAGCATCTGGTAGCAGTAGTGGAAGGGGAACAGGAGCGAAAATAGGAGTAACTGCAATTGGAACTCCAACTCATTTATATCTGAGTAATGTTCAAGGTGAGCAGTTTAATTCTGGACAGAATTTAATAATTTATGTCAGTGGATCTAGATATGTCACTAGCGCCACAATAAATGGATCTTCTTCTCTCATTGACCAGAAGTATACTGGAAATATTTTTGAAATTTCTCAATATAATCATGCACATCACGGTGCTAATAATAAGATACAAATAAAAAATGTTCAACCAGATACTGAATTTATTAAAACAACCTCAGACTTGGGTATAAGTAGTACAACTGTTTCTGTTGCAAATACAACTCCTTTTGCAACTTTTGAGGGAATTTCTACCTCTAGTGGTTACGCACTGATAGAAAGTGAAATTATTTCTTATACAAGCATAGGAACTGGAACACTCACTATTGGAACTAGAGGTATTGACGGAACATCAATATTCCCACACGCTTCTGGAAGTTTCATACAACCATATCAGTGCAGTGGTGTTTCTCTTACTAGAATTAATACCACATTCGATATACCATCAAGTGAAACTATCCGTAATCTTAATGGAATAGATAATTATTACTTAGAATTTGATAGGACAGGAAGATCTTCTGGAGGAGATCAGATTAGTTTTATTGATGAAAAATCAATAGGTGGTGATACTGTTAAAATATCTCAGAATCATCAGTTTAGTTCATTTAATCCCCAATTTAATGTTATAACTCCAGGAAAGGGAACGACAATAAATGCACAGGTAAGAACTGTTAGTGGCACTAGTGCAGGTGGATCTGAAGTCTCATTTATAGACCAAGGTTATGAACCTATTTCATTAAATAACACATCATTCTTCCCAACCCCAAGAATGGTTGCTTCTAAGGTTAATGAAACTGCAAGACTTTCTGCAGAATCTTTCCCCAGAAATAAATCATTGTCACTAGTTGTTGATTTCACATCAGAAGATAAAAATCTTTCTCCTGTTATGGATATTCAAAATGCAACTTTTGTTATGGGTAGAAACAAAATCAATAGTCCAGTTTCCGATTATGCTTCGGATGATAGAACTAATAAACTGAGTGGAGATCCCCATGGATCAGTATTCATTTCTAAGAAAATAGATTTGAAACAACAAGCAACTTCGTTACAAGTCTTCGTTGGAGCAAACAGACCACCAGAATCTGACTTCCGTGTTTTCTATAAATTATTCAAAGCAGATTCTAGTGGAATAGAGCAATCTTATCTACCATTCCCTGGATATGATAATCTCAAAGATACTGATGGTGATGGATATGGCGATCTAGTAATTGATCCTAGTAATAACAATGGAAGACCTGATGCGTTTGTTTCTCCAAATATTGACGGTCAATTTTTCGAATATCAGTTCACAGCAAACAATTTAGATCCATTTAATGGGTTTATAATCAAAGTTGTAATGTCATCAACAAATGAATCTGCGCCGATCAAATTAAAAGATTTTAGAGCAATAGCATTAGCATAGTATGATACCAGTAGAAGGGCACAAAAATCTTTTTAGAGACGAAAAAAGTGGAGCCATAATAAACTGTGACTCCACTGGTTATTCTCAATATATGAGAATGAAAGAGCAGAAACAAAAAGAAAGAGAAGAGATTGATCAAATTAAAAATGACATTAATGAAATTAAATCTTTATTGAGGGAGTTAGTCAATGGAACCAACAGAAATAACACTTGAATCTGTACATAAACTTTTTGAATATGAAAAACACGCTAGATTAATTGATGATTTGGACATTGATGAGTTGAGAAATTTTGCAAAGTTATACTGTAAGTTATACTTGAAGCAGCAAGAGGTTATCTCTTCGTTTGGATTTAAGCAAGTATAAATATATTTTAGATCCTGAACTGTTTATAAATGGCTGAAATTAAGGTCAGAGTAGGGCAACAACCTGCAGTAAAGGTAATATCTTCACTTGCTGGTGCTCAGGGATTATCTTTATCTGAACTTAGTGATGTTAGTGCCACTAATTTACAAAATGGAATGGTTATTGTATATAATAGTTCTATACAGAAGTGGGAAGCAACACTAACCCTGACACCAGGGGCAACACAGAATTTAGACATCAACGGGGGAAATTTCTAAATGGCAAGTATTATCAGGATCAAAAGATCCTCAGGTACTAATAAACCTTCTAGTCTAAATTGGGGTGAATTAGCTTACGTAACAGGTATTGGTAGTTACGGTGGTCTTAATCAATATAAGGACAGAATTTTTCTTGGTGATGATGGAAATAATGTAAATCCAGTTGGTGGTTATTACTATGCTTCTATGATGGAGCATCAACCAGGAACTGTTGCTGGGGTTTCAAATACCAGAAATAGTGATGGTGGTATCGTAGCGATATTAGATAATAATAGAAAAGTAGATCAGTGGAATGTTGATAATTTAAGACTTGATCTAAACACATTATCATCTACAAATACAGATGGTGATATTATTCTAGATCCAAATGGAAGTGGAGAGATTAATGTTGTTGATGATACGTACTTATCATTTGGAAATGATAAAGACGTTAAAATGCGTTATGATGAAGCAACTGATAATAGATTTGAAATAGAGGGTGCAGATTGGGCATTTGCAGATGGTGTTGCAATCAATATTGGAGATGTTACCCAATCAACAACAAAAGATAATGGAGCTCTTGTTGTTGAAGGTGGCGTTGGTATTGAAAAAAATCTAAATGTTGGTGGAAGTCTTAGTATTTCTGGAATTGCTACATTTGATCAGGTTAGAATACAAGATAATGTTATATCTACTATTTCAACAAATGAATTATACATTGATCCATATCCCGATGGATTAAGTAATGAAGGGACAGTTATTATTAAGGGTAATTTACAGGTAGATGGAACAACAACCTCTGTAAATTCTACAGCAGTAACAATCAATGATCCAATCATTGTTCTAGGTGATGTAACTAGTGTCAGGACAGTAATGACGAATGTTGTTGCTGGTGTTAGCACAATTCATTTAGACTCTGTTATAGGAATCAATACAAGTGATGTGCTTAGTGGAAATGCAGCACTATCTGCGTCTGGTGTAAATACTGTTACTTCGTATGATACTGCCACCAAGATTGTAACTCTTCAGAGTGCGATTGTTGCTCCAGGCATCACTACAACAACTCAACTGACAATTACTCACGCATACGATACAAATACAGATCGTGGTATTGCTTTTGATTATAACACAAGCAGTGGAACTTCAAACAGCAAGTCTGGATTCTTTGGTTTTGATGACGATTCCATTGCAAGTAGCACGGCAGGAACTTTAAATCACGGAACTCACGCCAATGATAGTAGAAGATGGACTTATGTTCCAGATGCTACTATCACAAATAGTGTTGTAACTGGAACTAAAGGTTTCTTAGATGTAAAAGGTGTTTACTATCAATCTGGTGATTATAACACCAACGGTGTAGTATATTTTGACAGTGAAGGACTGCAAAGATCTACAAATGACCCAGCATCACCGATTATTACCTCAAAGCAGGTTTTAACTGCCATTACAAAAATTACATTAACATTGCCTTCGGCAGTTACTGTAACTACTGGAGACATTATTAGACAAGATACTAGTAATGCATATGGCATTGTTGAAAGCGGTGGGACAACAACTTCACTAAGTTTGATTGGAGTTGAAGGTACATTTGTTAATAGTCAAAATATTCAAAGAGAAGGGAACAACGGATCAATTCAAAACCTATCGGTAATTCCTTCTACTGTTACAACAATATATACTAATAAGCCACATTGGACTTCGACATTAGATGGAGGAACTTTTTAACACATGAATAAAGAAAGTGAAGTAGATGTTAATGTGTTAGTGCGATTATATAATCAAAAACTTGCATCATTGACAAATCAAAATATTTTATTAGAAGCAAAACTTCAAACTTTGACTGATGATTTTGCCGAAGAAAAGCAGCAACTTCTTCAAGAAAATCTTGATTTGCAAGAAAAATATGATGCTCTAGTAAAATCTAAAAAAACTGAAGGGTAAAAGGAAATGGCAAAACCAGCAAGCAGACAAGAGTTAATTGATTACTGTCTAAGACGCCTGGGTGCCCCTGTATTGGAAATTAATGTCGATGACGATCAGATTGACGATTTAGTCGATGACGCCCTTCAGTACTTCAATGAGCGTCACTTTGATGGCGTTGAGAGGATGTACCTAAAATATCAAATCACTCAAGAAGATATTAATAGAGGTGCAGCAAAAAATAAAACTGGAGTTGGTATTGTAACAACAACAGGAACTTCAACAATAACTGGATATGGATCGACAACATTTAACTTTTATGAGACTTCAAATTATATTCAAGTTCCAGATTCAGTCATAGGAATTGAGAATGTATTTAAGTTCGATACAAGTTCTATTTCTGGTGGAATGTTCAGTATTAAATATCAACTATTTTTAAATGACCTATATTATTTCAACTCAGTTGAACTATTGCAATATGCAATGGTTAAGTCTTACCTTTCAGATATAGATTTCTTATTGACGACTGATAAACAAGTCAGATTTAACAAGCGTCAAAATAGATTGTACATGGATATCGAGTGGGGAGCACAATCTGCAGGTAACTTTATTGTTATAGATTGTTATCGCATTTTAGATCCCAACTCATTCACAAAGGTTTACAACGATAGTTTCTTAAAAAGATATCTTACAGCATTAATTAAGAGGCAATGGGGACAGAACCTAATTAAGTTTAGAGGAGTTAAACTTCCAGGTGGAATTGAACTCAATGGTAGAGAAATATATGAAGATGCTGAAAGAGAGATTGATGAAATAATGAAGAGAATGACAATGGATTATGAACTTCCACCATACGACTTTATTGGGTAATGGCACTTAATCCATTTTTTTTACAAGGAACTTCTTCTGAGCAAAGACTTGTTCAGGATTTAATTAATGAACACCTAAGAATGTATGGTGTGGAGGTTGTTTACATTCCCAGAAAATTTGTAAATAAAAAAACTATTTTAGAAGAAGTTCAAACTTCAAAATTTGATGATAATTATGCAATCGAAGCATATGTCAATACTTATGAGGGGTATAGTGGTGCTGGTGATATTTTGACTAAATTTGGAATGAGTTTAAGAGATGAATTATTAATCACAATTTCAAAAGAAAGATTTGAAGATTTTATCGCTCCATTTTTAGGAGCACTGGATGATGAAACAGGAGAAGGTGAAATTATATTATCAACTCGTCCAAGAGAAGGGGATTTGATCTATTTTCCCTTAGGTGAAAGACTTTTTGAAGTTAAATTTGTTGAACATGAAAGTCCTTTTTACCAATTAGGAAAAAATTATGTTTATGAATTGAAATGTGAACTGTTTGAATATGAAGATGAAATTATTGATACTTCTATTGATGAAATAGATACTCAAGTTGAAAATGAAGGGTATATTACTACTCTACAATTAATTGGTGTTGGAAGAACAGCAACCGCTACGGCTTCTTTTTCTGGATCTGTTGCATCTGGATATGTTAGACAAATTTTCCTCAATAATGATGGATCAGGATATACTTCGACACCGATTGTTGCAATAAGTTCATCACCAACTGGTCAACCCGGAGATAATGCAAGAGCAGTAGCAATAACAACATCAAAAGGTGGAGTTAAATCGGTTAAAACAATTTATTTAACTAATGCTGGGGCAGGATATACTGTAGCTCCCACAATAACAATCACTGGGGGCGGTGGAACTGGAGCTGCAGCAACCTGTTCGATCGAAACATCTTATAATGGTGTTATCAGATTTACTGTTATTGACGGTGGCGTTGGATATAGCACGACGCCAACAATAACAGTTTCTGATCCAGGGGAACTTGCATTAAGTGGAGTGGGACAAACGGCAGTTGGAATTGCTTCTATTGGATATGTGGGATCTGATTCTGCTGTAAGATCAATTTATGTTGCAAATCCTGGATTTGGATATACGTCCACTCCTCAGGTTACAATATCAAACCCAGAAACTTTAACTGGATTTGGAACTTATCTTTTCAATGAAATAGTCAGAGGATCTAGATCTGATACTAGGGCAAGAGTCAAGAGTTGGGACAAAGATACTAATGTTCTTAAAATTTCTAATGTTGGTATTGGTGCAACTCAACTTGGATTTTTCCCAGGGGAAACGATTATTGGAACAGAGTCTGGAGCACTCTATTCCGTTAAAACATTTAATCAAATGGATACATATGATAAATATAGTCAAAATGATGAGATTGAAGACGAGGCAGACCTTATCTTAGATTTTACAGAATCAAATCCATTTGGTAACTATTAATGTTAGGAACTTATTATTATCACGAAATAATTCGAAAGACAATCATATCTTTTGGAACTTTATTTAATCAAATACATATTCGCCATGAAGAGCAAAATGGTACAAATTTTAGTGATATAAGAGTTCCCATTGCATATGGTCCAAGGCAGAAGTTTTTAGCAAGAATAATACAACAACCAGAGTTAAATAAAGCAACTCAAATTTCTCTACCAAGAATGTCATTTGAAATGACATCAATCCAGTATGATCCAACACGCAAGTCAAGTGTTGTTCAAACTTTTAAAGCTTGTGATGATGGTGGAAATATTAAAAAGGTTTATATGCCAGTACCATATAATATCGGATTTGAGTTAAATATTTTAACCAAATTAAATGATGATGCTTTGCAGATTATTGAACAAATTTTACCATATTTTCAACCAGCATTTAATATTACGGTTGATCTTGTAGATTCTATTGGCGAAAAGAGAGATATTCCCATGGTCCTTGAAAATATTTCTTTTCAAGATGATTATGAGGGGGATTTTTCTACAAGAAGAGCACTTATATACACATTAACATTTACCGCAAAAACATATCTCTTTGGTCCAGTTGCAGAAAGCACAGACGGTCTTATTCGTAAGGTTCAAGTCGATCTTTATACAGATACAAATAGAACGACAGCAAAGCGCGAAGTGAGATACACCGTAACACCAGATCCAATAAATGCAGATCCTGATGATAATTTTGGATTTGATGAGAACTGGGAGTTCTTTGGTGATTCTAGAGATTATAGTCCAACTCGCCAAATAGACTTGTAATATATTATGAAAAATGATTATGAAAAGCTTGATGAAGCTCTAAACATCAAAAGCGAGATTGTCAGTGTTGAAAAAAATGATCCTGTTTTGCAGATAGAAAAATCTGGTCAGGATGACATTAAGAAAGATTATGAATATACTCGTGCAAATTTATATTCACTTATAGAAAAAGGTCAAGAAGCGATCAATGGAATAATGGAACTTGCTGGAGAAAGCGATTCTCCAAGAGCATATGAAGTTGCTGGACAACTTATAAAATCAGTTGGCGATGTGACCGATAAACTTATTGATCTTCAGAAAAAATTAAAAGATGTAGAGGATGAAACTGTAAAGACAACTAATAATGTTACTAACAATGCGGTATTTGTTGGATCAACATCCGAACTTTCAAAACTATTAAAGCAAGGTTTTCTAAATAATAAAGAGTAGATCTATTTTTATACCTCAATGGGTTGGTCAGAGAAATATAAAAAATCTATTGATTGTGATAATCCGAAAGGATTTTCTCAGAGAGCTCATTGTCAGGGTCGCAAAAAGAAAATTGATGAGCAAATAAAACCATACAAAACTGTTGATCAAATTGCAAAGAAACATCGCATGGAAGTTTCTTTCATTCAAAATCAGTTAGACATGGGAGAACCTATTGAACACGAACACACAAAAAATCGTGAACTTGCCCGAGAGATTGCTCTTCAACATTTAGATGAAATTCCAGATTATTACACTCGCTTGAAAAAAATGGAAGCGCAAGCCAAAAAACATCATAAAAAGTTTAAAGATTTAAAAACAGTTGAAAAAATGAATGAAGAGGGTCTCCGCGACTGGTTTGGCAAATCAAAATCAAAAGATGGAAAGTCTGGTTGGGTCAATGTAGTCACTGGTGGAACTTGTGCAAGTGATGAACCAGGAGAAGGAACACCAAAATGTGTTTCTTCTGCAAAAAGAGCAAGTATGACTAAAGCAGAAAGATTATCTGCAGCAAGAAGAAAGAAGAAAGCAGATCCAGGTCAACAAGAAAAATCTGGAGCTGCAAAACCAACTTATGTTCCCACGGATTCTCCTAGAAAAACTAGAAAAAAAATGAAAGAAGAAATGGATTTAGATTTACAAGAAACAAGTGATAAACCAGGAAAAGGTAGTGGAAAAAAAGATGCTTGCTACCACAAAGTCAAGTCACGATATAGAGTTTGGCCAAGTGCTTATGCTTCTGGAGCATTAGTTAAATGTCGTAAAGTTGGTGCAGATAGTTGGGGCACTAAATCAGAAAGTACAGATGCATTGGCATATCAATGGGATGCTCCAATTTATGAAAATGAAAAAAGATATTGTCCCAAATGTATGAAAATGGAATCGGCTCAAGAGTGTAAATTTGGACCTAGATTCTGGTCTTGGTTTTCAATTCCGTATGAACCATCAAATCAACAAAAATTTGATATTGCTCAGGTCCATCCTGCTAATGAAGCATATGATCATGAATATTCAATGGCTCGCTCTGAACTTTCAACAATTATTGCTGCCGCAAAGCGTCTGAAGAAAAAGATGAAAGGTGAAGGAGGTATTGAAGCTTGGGTTCAATCAAAGATTACTAAGGCGGCAGATTATATTGATACTGCAGCAGATTATGTTGATAGTGGTGAGATGTCAGAACAAATTAAACTTAAAGAACCTACAGATAAATCTGCAAAAGAGCAATTGCAAAAAATGATCCCGAAAGGAGAAAAAATTCATATTCCTTTGCAAACAAAACCAAATCTTCAAGCGGCACATTATGAACTAGAGGGTGAAACTATTAGTGAAGCAGGCAAAAAGTGCTGGCCAGGTTATAAGAAAAAAGGAACTCAAAAGTTATTTGGAAAAACTTATAATCGTTGTGTTAAAGAAGGGTATTCAAACTGGAGAGAAGAACTAGGATTAACTGAAGACTGGCAAAAAGTCAATCGTCAAGATAAAACTGATGGTTTAAGTCAGGCAGCAGTTGATGCTTATCGTCGTGAAAATCCAGGTTCAAAACTTCAGACTGCTGTAACTGAAAAAAAACCAAGTGGAAAAAGAGCAAAGCGTCGCGCTAACTTCTGCCGCAGAATGAAAGGCATGAAGTCCAAACTGACTTCTGCAAAAACCGCAAGAGATCCAGATTCTAGAATTAATAAAGCCCTTCGTCGTTGGAACTGCCGCTAATGGAAAATTTAAATATCTCTGGAGATTTTAATGGAAATCTCTACATCAATGGATCTCAATCTCAATCCGAACCTCAAAAAGTAGGAGAAAGTTACACCGCTGATATAATGTGGAGAGGTAATTTATATCGTATGGACATTACATCACAAAACCTTCCCACTAGAGAATCTTTAGGAGAAGAAATTCAAAGAGAATATCCAGGTGCTGTAGTCCATAACATTTATCCAGCAAATGTTACAACCAATAGTACATTAAGAATTACTGGAGTTAAAAGATATCAACCAGAAAGATTAACTTGGGGTGAATAAGATTTATGGCTCAGTGGAATAAAAATAATCAAGATTATTTAAATCAAGAAAGAACACTCTTTGAGGTTCATATGTGTGCCGATAGATATGGCAACATAGGGAACTGTGGTGTATCTACTGGTGCAGGTGGGGGTGGATATGATGCATTTGGCAGATCAAGAACATCTGAACCATTTACATTGGCAGACTATTCACATCAATACGGTATAAATCCAGAGATATTGGATAAAATTTCTGGTGCAGGATCAACTGTTGAACATTTAACAAATAAAGCGTGTGTTTCTATAGGTGTTACAACAGGAGCATCTGATTATGCAATTCATCAGACCAGAATGTATCATCATTACATGCCTGGAAAATCTCAATACGCACTATCTAGTTTTAATTTTCAGGCAGCAAGAGAAAATACAATAAAAAGAACCGGATATTATGACGATAGAAATGGGGTATTTGTTCAACAATCAGGTGACGGTACAATTTCTCTTGCAAAAAGAACTTATATTTCTGGAATTGCAACAGACACAGTAGTTAATCAATCTGATTGGAATTTAGATAAACTTGATGGATCAACTTTATCTGGAATTGATTTAGATTTTACAAAAACACAATTATTTGCTACAGATTTTCAATGGTTAGGTGTTGGTAGAGTTAGATGTGGATTTGTAATTGGTGGTAGTTTAATTTATTGCCATGAATTCAATCATTCAAATGTTGATGAATATGTCTATTGGTCTCATCCATCTCTACCAATTAGATGTGAAGTAAGAAATACATCAACTGCGGTTGGCGTTTCTTCTATGCAACAAATTTGCTCAACTGTTCTTAGTGAGGGTGGATATGAAGAGAGTGGTACAGAATTTTCTGTCGGAATAACCACTGGCATACAAGTTGAACGTTCTGCAAATGCTCCGCAACATATTAAATGTGTGATGGCGATTAGATTAAAGAATTCCTTAGCAGGATATCCAAATAGGACAACTGTTAGATTGACTGACATGGAAATTCTTTCAGATTCGGCTCCTTGTAAGTGGTCGATTTATAGAATTCCAAGTAGCAACAATATAACTGGTGGAACTTGGATAAGTGCAGATAATTCTAGCGGGGTTGAATACAATATTGGTGTTGGAACTAATTTCAGTTTATCTAATTCAATTGCTCAATCAGTTGGATATGTTGCAGCAAACAATCCATCAGGAAAACAATCTTCAGGAACTGTTAATTTATCACCATCAAGTGCTAAACAATCATACATAGCACAGAATATAGATTGTAATGACAGTAATATTTTTGCAATCATAGTTCAAAATTTATCATCAACATCTGACACAACTATTCACAACGCTGTGCAATGGCGAGAAACTAGATAGGTAATTAATTATGAGTGAAGTTTATCTTGGTAATCCAAACCTAAAAAAAGCAAATACACAGATTGAATTTACAGAAGATCAGATTATTGAGTTCTTAAAGTGTAAAGAGGACCCTGTATATTTTGCTAGAAACTACATTAAGATCGTGTCTCTGGACCACGGTCTAGTTCCTTTTGAGATGTATCCATTTCAAGAGAAATTGATTGATAATTTCCATAAGAACAGATTTAATATTTGTAAGATGCCCCGTCAGACGGGTAAGTCAACAACTTGTGTTTCATATTTGTTACATTATGCCGTTTTCAACGATAATGTTAATATAGCTATTCTAGCGAACAAAGCATCCACTGCAAGAGATCTACTTGGAAGATTGCAACTTGCTTATGAAAATTTGCCCAAGTGGATGCAACAGGGTATTATATCTTGGAACAAAGGATCTTTAGAACTGGAAAATGGCTCCAAAATTTCATCTAACTCTACTTCATCATCTGCTGTCCGAGGCGGATCCTATAATGTCATCTTTCTTGACGAGTTCGCTTTCATCCCGAATCACATTGCTGA